CTTCTCTATCTCTAGAAAAAATTGCATCGTCAGTTGAGCCTTGTATGTTTTCTGAACCGTTTGCTGCCACAGTACAATTGTTTGTGTCCCATGTACCTGCATAATCTAATAAACCTATTTGTGCTCCTGCACTTCCTGCTGGAAGATTAACTGTAATAGCTCCTCCAGTAGTATTAACAAAATATCCTTTGCCTGCTACTGCCGTAAAAGTAGATGTTTTAATATCACCAGTCTGCCAATCAACAGCGCCAAAACCATCAGCTGTTCCATTGTTTTGTAATGTTACGCCAGAGGGCACCGTAAAGGTATCACCTGAGTCCCCTAGAGTGAAAGAGGTTCCCGACGAAGGAGAGATTTTATTAACTTTAATTTCTGATGCCATTATATTATTACCACATTACCTGTTATTGTTTGCGTACCTGTAATTGTTACAGGGCCTGCTAAAACTCCTGAATCTATTGTTTGATCATCACTTAATGTTGAGTTGTGTGTTGTTACATATGTGGTTGCTGACATAGAAGCAGATGGTGCCTTTGTTGCAGGATATGTACAAAAGACATCTTTTGTTCCTGCAGAAAAATTTACTGCTGCATCACTATTAGAGCTTGATATAATAGTGGTACGAGAAAGGGTATCTGGTGTTGCATCCGTTACTGTTCCTATACCTACTTCAAATTCATTAGCTGTTTGGTGTGATATACAATAAAAAGTTATATTACTATTACCAATACCAGCAACAAATGTTTCAAAAGTATCAGAGGATCCTGCTAAATCAATAGTACCCGTACCTGTAGTGGTACTTGTTTCTTTAACACGATCATTAAGGACAAAAGCCATTGAGACCCTCCCTTATGAAATTCTTATAATAGCATCACTTGTATTTGCTGCAGGGAACTGCACAGTAAACGTACCGTTTGATGCTGTGAAGTCACCACCAAATGCTAATACACAAACTGCATCTGTTGTACTTGATCCACCATCAGTTGTGGTGTTGTAAATCAATGCACCGTTAGCAGTAAAACTAGCAGAAGTCCATTGTGCATCCGCAAAATCAACAAAAGCTGTTGATGCTCCAGAGCCTCCTGTAACAGATTGACCCGTTAAAGTTTCTCCAGTTGCTGTATAAGCCGAACCAGATGTGTTTGTTATTTCATTTGTCGCTGAATAGTCTGTAGTAGAAGCACCTAAAGTTGCAGATGAAGTGTACAACGCAATTTTAAATGTATCCCCGCCACTAGCGAAATCATGCTTACTTTCCAACAACTGTTGTTTAAAAGTGTTGCATATAGCTGACGATATTGCCATTTTAATCTCCTTATGGTTGTTTCGATTCTAGAGGAAGTCGGAGAACACCATCAGAGTATTCGTCACGTCTTCTTCTACCTTGTTGTTCAAGTTGCAAGCCTTGTAGTGCTTGTTGATAGCCTTGTTCATAGAAAGCTAAAAGATTATCTGGTCCTTTTAAGAACTTATATGCCTCCGATAGGCAAGCATATAAAAGAACTCTTGGAGCATTTGTACTCACCCAAGTTGTTGTATTAGATGAGGATAATCCAGTTTCTTGCTTGTTCAAAGCTAATTCAATATTATAATTGGAATTTGGTGTAGGTGCAAGATATATTGTGTCTTGATCCCACATTGCATAGTATTTTGGTTGGGCTTGAGATGTTCGATCTGGCCAATATTCATTCATATAGGAAATATCTTTTTGCTCCAAATAATCACGAGTAGGTGTTCCTGTTGCTGGATATATCTGAGCAGAACGAATAAAGGCTAATTGCCCTGTATTGGCACCTGGTAAGGTAACAAAAGGATTGCCTTGTGTCAGACTAGCAAATTGATAGGACCTATATACATCTAAATCAACTTCTCTAAATATACGTTTTTCCGCATGTTGAATAAAATCATCAAGAATAGAGTCTGTTAAAACATCACTAGATGTCTCTGTGTAATCTCTGATTTGTGTTTGTAATTCTGAATAAGTTGTCATGTTATACTCACTGTTATTGTACCTAAAAATGATTTAATTTCTATATCTTTATTCTCTTGATCTGTCCCTTCTAAAGGTTGCATTGTATTGACAATCACTGTCTCATAAGCCCCTGGAGATGGTATTGGATTAAATTGTGATATAGTTTGTTTTTTGACACCAAATATATTTCTAGCATAAAGGTTATTGGTCAAAGGAACAATAGCACTAATTTTTTGAGACTTAGCATATTGTAAAGATTGAGGGTCTGTTACACGTGGTAGTGGTTCTAGCTGCGGATGTTTAGGTTCAAACTCACTAATATGGACCCATGATCCATTCCACTCTTGCACCATTTCATTATAAGGAAACGCCATACCTGAACGATCCGATATTCGTAAAGCAAATTTACCTGATGCATATCTAGCCATTTAAACTCCTGGAAGATATGTTTTAGGAGTCAAAAATAAACTTGTTCTTTCACCATCTTGATCCGCCGCTCGTTGGAACTCATCTTCATAAATTTGTTTTAATAATTGAATTCTGTCTGGCGCTTTTTTCATAGCTATGTAATAAGCTAATCCAGCAGATAAACATGGAAGAAATCGAAAAGGAATCTCATTATTATTCGTGTAATCGCCCGAATCCTTCATCCGAACAAGAGCATAATATATTAGAGTGTATGCTGAGTCTGCAGCAGGATATAGATATAGTGTTGGGTTTATCGTACGTTCAAAATAGTATTGAGTTGGTCGTCCGCTGGTCGTTTTAACGGTATAATTCCAATATGTAGCTCTACTTATACTTGATGTTGAATAATCATTATTACTTGAATCACGAATAATGACATCAGTAATATCAACAATCTGTGAACTGTCATCAGCCGCAGAACCAAATAAATCAGTTCCTGTTAAAGCTGTTGTATTAGCCGCTAATGTTTTTTCTTGTTTTTGAATTGTCCAAAGATTTAAACCTCTGTTAGCCCATTCAGCTAACATTAAATTAAGGGAACGTCGTGCGGTCTTTATATCGTAACCACTACGAATCTGTAAACCGCATCGTTCAAATGCTTCTTCAGATATATCATCAATTGATAAATTGAAATCTGATGTTGAAGAATAAGTTGGCATCTATTTCTTTTTCTTTTTGGTAACTTTTTTCTTTTTACCCTTCATGACTTTACCGCCACGTTTCATTTCCATCATCATGCCACCGCCACGTTTTTTAGCGACGCCGCCTCTTTTCATTGGAACTGATTTTTTCTTACCCATCATATTGACCTCCGAATATTCGTTTAAAGGTTTTTTGTCTAGATACTACAACGTCTTTGTAGTACCCTTTTGGCCATTTCTCATAATAACCTTGACGGTGTAGTTTATCAGAAGCTTCCTGTAATTGCGAGAACTTTTGTATTAACATCATAGAATACATCAAATCACTTTCTACAAGTGGGGTCTCCCCATTTGGAGTAACCAAAAACTCTTGTTCTTCTTCATTGGCTGGATTGAGGGGATGAAAACCCATAAAAAATATATCCTTTTCATTATACCAATCATTGTATGCATCAATAATATCCTGAAATTCCTCTAGAGAATAATTAAAGTATGGATCACAAAATATCAATATCTCATGGATATGAAAATCTAATTGTTTTAATTGAGCGTTAAGTTCTGTTTTATACCATTTGTTCTTTCTCTTTACTTCAATAATAACTTTATTATCCTGCCATGTTTTCTTTGCAAAAGGACATGCGGGAAAACCACCTAAATGTTTATTAGGTATCTCAAGAAAGTGTTCAGACCACTTACGTACGTCTTTTTTTATTTCTTTTTGTAAATGTTGCGACATTCTTTGGTTTAGGTCCTGTATTGCCTGCAGCTCTTTTTCTAGCAACAGCAGATTTTTTCTGTCCTGCCGTCATGCTTTTAGCTTTTGCTATAGGAACACATTTTGGATATTTTCTTTTACTGCCTTTAGATCTACCACAAGGTTGATACTTACCATTCTTCTTGGGAGCACCTATGTCTACCCATTTTTCTTTTACCCACTTTCGTAAGGACATTTATGCTACTGCGGTTATTTTACGTTTGTTTTCCATAATACCACCACAACCTTTAGCAATGCCTCCTTGATTATAGTTGGATACATTTTTTCGTTGTTGAGAAATTTTATTAATCATTCCTCCATTAGCTTTTTTCTTTGGTTTCTTTTTACCGCCTGGTGTTACTTTTCCAGAACACACAGCACTTGCATACATGTTCGCATAAGCAGAAGGATAAACTTTAAATTTTCTTTTAGCTGCAGCTTTTCCTCTAGCACATAATTTACCCATGACCTTGACCTCTGTATTTAACGTGTTGACGTCTTTTGTTTTTATTCTTCGGCCTACTGCGTGAAGAATTACCTATACTAGTTCTTTTTTTGATAGGAGTAAAGTATTGGTTATTTGGAAGTTTAGCTACCATTACTTCATTTGTGATAAAGGATTAGCAAGGGTCGTTTTTATTTGTTTATCAATACTCTCTTGTAATTCTGTCATGGCTTCATTTAGTTCATTTTCTAATTTTTGCATGTCAGACTCAATACCATCTACCGTTAATT